GTTAAAGTATAATTCAAAATACAAAATAATGTTTTGGGCCGAAGATTCAGGAGAACGTCATTATCATATGCACGAATTTGTGTGTCCCTTACCAAAACCTCCATATCCTTCATGGATATGGGATGGACAAAAATACGTTGCTCCAAAACCAGATCCAAGCGATCCAGCAGATATAAACAAGACTTACGTATGGAATGAGGAAAACCAGGAATGGGAACTTGATAAGGAAGGAATTATGAGAATAGTTCTAGGGGTAGAAGAAGGTCCTATTGAATAATGCTGTTCAAAACAACCAAGCAGATTTTCGCGGATGTTTGGGCTAGTCAAACAACAACAACACCTCCTGAGAATTATCATTCTCATCAGATACAAATTACCGAAAGCAACAATATAACGAATATTGATCTATGGGAAGAAGTTTATTTTTTGCCAGGAACTATCGGTGTGTATGTTGCTGCTAAACCTAGAATTGAATTATATCTTGTTACCTACGGAGTATTCTCAGATAGAAAAAATGGTAGCAAGGTTTTTTCTGGTAATAACGCAGGAAACGATGTAAAAACTTTTTGTTCTAAGTTAGGTATTGATTTAAAAATAAATTCTTTCTGGGTCGATTAAGCCGACGAATTTTTAAGCATAAAAACCATCATAGATTGATAATCATCAAAAGTTAGCGTTGCTTTTTCTATGTCAAGATCACATTTATGTTTTGTTTTCCATAGGTTCTTTAACAGCATTTCTTGCTCACTGCTCGATTGAAACTTACCAAGATTATCGCTAACAATAGATGTATTGCCCTTGACAAATGCCGGATTTATTTCTTGATTTTTGAATATATTAATGGTTAAATTCATTCGTTCTTCCTTAATCCTTATATTTACTTATCGCATAAATACAGTATGTCCAAAATACCAGTTTACAATGCAATAAGAATTATTCCAAGAGACGCCGACTATCTTGATCGAAAAAGCGGTTTGAGAGGCGAAATATTTTTCGACCAAGATAACAACACACTGCGTTTATATGATGGTAATACTGCTGGTGGACAATCACTATTTAAAACCAGTAGCGATGGCAGTGTTGATATCACAGCACAAAAGAATAAAATAAGATTTCATTGGGATACTCTTGCAGACTTACAAAGTGAAGTAAATCCTACAACATATCATGGAATGATTGCACATGTTCATGCAGAAGGTAGATTGTATTTTGCACATGCAGGACAGTGGGTAGCAGTAGCCAATCTAGGAGAAGCCGGAGGCGGCGGAGGTGGATCCGGGGCAATAACCGTTGCTGCTGATGATTCTACGCAGGTTCAGATTGATGCTGGTGAAGTCTTACAAATAGTAGGCGGTTCTGGTATATCGACTTCAAGCGATCCGGAAGGTGTAATAACAATCTCTTCAGATGGTGCCTCTGGTTTTGAAAGAGTTAGTGTAACAGGACAATCGGATATTGTTTCTGGACCGTCTAATTCGTTGACAGTTTCTGCAGGGTCTGGAATTATACTGTCAACAGATGCATCAACTGATACTTTAACTATTTCGGCAGCATCCGGCGCAACTACTAACAGTTTTGCACATATAGCAGTAACTGGACAAAATACTGTTGTTGCGGATAGTGCAACAGACACATTGACCCTTCAAGCAGGAGTGGGTATTGCACTAACAACTAACGACGGCACTGACACAATAACAATAGAGAACAGTCAGCCTGGCGTTGATAATTTTTCTGAATTAACTGATGCAACCACTGCATCTTTATCAATCAACAAGGTTTATCTTCCTGCAATTACTATGCTCGAAGTTACAAATGCAGGAGCAGTTGCATACAGATTTGATCAATACGGCACGTCAAATAATCCTACGGTATATGCCATCAACAGAACAACAATAGCATTTAATTTAAACAATGTATCAGGACATCCATTCCTTATACAAACCTCTGCTGGAGTAAACTATAACACCGGACTATTCCATGTTGCTGAAAACGGAACTGTTTCGACAGGTGCTGATGCACAAGGAAAAACTACAGGAACACTATATTGGAAGATACCCGAAACTATCAGTGGAGGATACAGATATCAGTGTAGCGTCCATGTTGCAATGGTAGGAAGTATTTTAATTAAAGACTTTGCTTCGATCTAGAAACTGAGTTCCAATCCTTTAATTTTTTATCGATTGATTTTCTAATTTCCATTATTCGTGTCTTTGAATCGTCTGACATTGAACTCATCTGTCTATTGATGATCATTTCTTCGTGTTGAGAATCTAGTCTTTTTACTTCTGATACTAATTTTGAAATTAGATTTTCAACATTCTTTTTAACGGTATCGTCGGAAATTTTTTCAATTTCTTCTTTATAGGTGTGTAAATCATTCTGAAATCTTTCTGATTTATAAAGTGATAGCATCTTCTAACTCCAATACTGTTTCGATTTTAGTTCTAATTAAGTTATTATTTAATGTGCTCTTTAGTCCTACATGCACGTTTTTGGGAAGATAATCTAAGTCAGCCCAACAAAATGTAGGAACTGTTGTTGTTAAAAATTCTTCATTTACGAGACATATGTAAGTTCCGTATTCGAAACCCTTATCCTTGGAAAGATACAATTCTATAGGTAAAATTTTTCCCTGAGCAAACTTCTCCTGCACATCTTGACTATCTTCTATTACGGATTTTTCCTTGGAGAATGTAGGAACAGTCCACTTATCATTTTCTAGAATAAGTAGAATTCTTCTTGTTGAAAGAGAAAGATAAAGTAGTCCTACACGTTTTTGCATACGAATACTTATGCGCCTTCTGGATCAAATCTCCAATAACCTGGAGCATATTCTCCTTCAAAGGATTTAAGCCACTGCATGCCATCCCATTTGTATTGAATTCCTGTGGTTAAGTTAGAAACATACGTTATTGAAATAACTGTTGCAGGATCAAATATAATAGACCATGCTGATCCATTCCATTCAATTATGGAATTAGCCCTTACAACGGTATTTGTATTATCCAAATTTTTCCAAGCATCGGCGTCATCCGGTATGTCGTCTAATACCAAGAATCTATGACCCGTAGGAATAGTTCCTAGTTTATCTATGGGATTGTATCTAGTAGGATCGACGATAGCATCAACAGTTCCCTTACCGTCTGGATATTGTGTGCTATTGATTAATGTATTTTCTTTTAGCGTGTCTCTATCAACACTGACTAACAATATGTAAGGATCAACAGGATTAATTGCAACTGTTCCTGATATCTCATTTCCATCCGGCTGTCGAAAATGAACCATGCTAGTTCCTTCCGTAAAGTTTCCTAGTGATGCTAACACTCCGTTCCAATCAAGTTTCTTACCATTTGAAAATTCTTTTTCATCAAGTCCTAATGATTGTATTGCTGCACTCTGATCTAGTATGGTAAGTTCGTAATCATAGTCTTGACCGTTATTTGCCTTAAACAATAATACCGGATATCTTGCATTTACGTAAACGGTGTTTGAATTGCTTTGATTGTAAATTAAAGAAGAAATATTTTGAACATCACCATCTTCGGTAAAGATGTTTGCAATAATGCTACGGACAATTCCTAGTTTCTTAACTTTGGCCGGCGGCGAAATCCATACTGGAATTTCAAAATCAACAGAGCATATATCAATATCGCTATCTGCACCTGCTGGTATTGACCTTGAAGTAAAATTCATTCCTGTAAGGTAAACAACACTTAAACTAGTCCAATCTATATAGTTGTCATTTGTTTGTATTTCTAAAGAAGGATTAAATAAAACTAATATTTGTTCAAGCAACTGTAATTTTTGATCCGTATTAGATGTCCATATATCGCACTTCATGGTCATTTTGTATGGAGTTGGCATTAGTCTTTCTACTGTAACACTTTTTCCTGGTGCACCTGTATATTCTCTTTCGCCTGCTTGATTGATGTTATAATCTCTTTCTCTAATATTAACCTTGCTTACAAATGTTGGATCTGATAATCGTGAAGTGTCAATATCAAGACCAGTAACATAACACGCCATCCTCGGAACTGTTGGTAACTTATTTTCTGAATTTTCTCTAATAATATTTGCTACCTGTCTTGTTAAATCGCCATACATAACAGGAATTGATTGTTGATCTCCATTGCCTGCTTCATACTTAAAGCCAATGAAGATTCTCATAAACTGTGTTACATATCTTCTAATCTGTCCGTCGTAGAAAAAATCCATTATTTTTTAAATCCGTGTTTAAATGCTTTTTCGTCGCCCTTGGCTGCTGCTGCTCGTCGCTGTTTAATCTTTAGTGCAATAGGTTCCTCTTCCTTTTCAGGTGGACGCCTTTTGACCGTGTGCTTCTTACTGTTTGTTCTTGCAAAACCTAGTATCTCTTCAATGCGCATTATTCATCTGCCTCCGGTCTAAGTGCTTTAGATAGACTCTGTTTTTCTTTAACAGTCTGCCCATCGATAACATTTTCGTTTGTATTATTAATGAATGATGATTTTTGTGTTTCTTTTTCTGTTTTGCCAGCAAACTCTGCTCCCGGTTCAACATCAGTTCCGCTTAGGTGTGTAATGTTTGTTCTCACATCATCCTCTACCTTGCTCCATCTGCCCTTGGCATAACGGAACAATCTTGTAGGTTTATAATCTGTTCGTAAATGAAATTGACCTTCAGCAGGCCCTAACGGAAATGCTATTCCCTGAGTAAATGGTGCACCATTAGGCGGAATACCATCTTCAATAAGATATCCCTTGTATCCATTTGCTTCTGCTGATTGGTAAACTGTATCAGCAGTTACAGTATCAATGGTAGCATCGTCGAGTGTAGTATCTGCCGATACAAGTTCTGACTTACCATCTTCTGTTTGTTGCAGTGTATATAGTTTTGTAGTATCGTAACCACTCTGTGGAGTATCTGCTTCTGCTTGATCTAGAACTGCACTGGTAATTTGCATTTCCTTTTCATAGGTGCTCATAATATCTTTGAGCGTGTCTGCAGGTTTGTAATATGTTAAGTCCGGTGGTGCAATGCCTGTAACTTCTTGAACAACGGTATATTTTTCACCATTAGGTGCAGTAACGGTATCGCCTGGATAGTATGTCGAATCCGGATTCCACGCACCTTTGAAGTTTTCTGAATCTGCAATTTGATCCAGAATATCCTTAAATTCTTGTGAATCTACCAACGGTTTACATTTTGCTCTGTATAAGTGTGGATACCAAGTTACACTAAAACCTTCAGCAGCACGATTTACGTCTTCTACAACATAGAATCTCTTGAGTGCATAGTTTAAATCATTTAGTGCGTATTCATCCTTTAGGTGCGGTAATTCAATTACATCACCTGGAATAATTTTTCTACCAAGTTTTTCTACAGTATCAGTTATGTGAAATGTTATGAATATTGTATCGTTCTGTAAAAACAGTCCAAATTGGCTGAGATTAAAGTCAATATCCTGAACATTATAAACTCCGCGCATGACAAATACATCTGGATCATACTTCCTATCTCTATTTTCTAGAAATAGCATGTCCTGTATGTTTGTGGGGTTTAGAGTATCATATTTAGGCTGCGATGGAGTTCCTACAGTATCCGCTGTTGCTTCGGCACCGAGATACTTGTGCATAAGCACATCGGTTCCGCCAACTTGGAACATTTCCCAGGCAGTCTTGTCTATGAACTTATAATCATTGCCCTTTTCCGGGCGATATAAACTGAGTCTTGGCATAGTATATGTATTTACCGTTTTCCGCACAAGGCATAAATAGTTATATGAGCCAAATAGACAAAGCAAAACAAGAAGTATTCGACTATGTTAGACTCATGCTAGGCGATGGCATGATTGACGTTGAGCTAGATCCAGAACACTACGAAACAGGATTAAAAAGAGCACTGGGTGTATTCAGACAGCGTTCTGACAACTCGGTTGAAGAAAGTTACATTACTTTAAGCCTGGAAGAAAATCAAAACGAATATATTCTACCAAAAGAGATACAACAGGTAAGACAAATTTATCGAAGAAGCGTTGGTTCTAGAACGGGTAACGGAACAGGCGGCACTGTCTTTGAACCATTTAACCTAGCATATACAAACACATATTTGTTAAGCTCAACTAACATGGGTGGTTTAGCAACATACGAATTATTTGCTCAGTATCAAGAATTAGTTGGTAAAATGTTTGGATCATTCATTAACTTTACTTGGAATCCACAGAGTAAGAAATTAATTATTATGCAGCGTCCAAGAGGCACCGAAGAAGTTCTGTTGTGGGCATATAACGATAAACCAGACTTTGTGATACTTGAAGATGTATATTCAGGACAGTGGATTAAGGATTATACTCTTGCAAACTGTAAGGTAATGCTAGGACAAGCACGTGAGAAATTTGCTAGTATCGCAGGACCACAAGGCGGAACAGCACTTAATGGTGCAAGCATTAAACAGGAAGGCTTTAACGATATTGAAAGATTGACTATGGAACTTGGCACACAGGTTGCAGGCGGACACGGATACAGTTGGATTATAGGTTAATGAGAGCAGAAGAATTTTTAACAGAAGAAGAGCACGATCAAATCTACAACGAAGTAGCCAAGATGGTATGGGGTAGAACCGGCGGAACAGCCAAAGGTGGTAAAACTTCACTTCGCTTTAGATGCTCTGTAGGTCCAAGAGCAGGAAGACAAGTGAGCCACCCTTCAAAATGTGTTCAGCAGTATAATGTTGCAAGAGCACAGAAGATGAAAACCACTCGTGCTAGAACTTCACCCACACAAGCACGCAGACAGCAAAGAACAAAATCAATCAACACCGCAAGTGTTTTGGCAAGAAAACTCAATACAGGCAAGCCAGGACAGCCAAAACCCTTCTATTAAACACTTGACATTTAATCTAAAGACGCTATAATATAACTTTATAGGAGAGTTATATGATTATAGGCGTTTGCGGATTTATCGGGTCTGGTAAAGATACCATTGCTGATTATTTGGTTAACTTCAAAGAATTCCGTAGAGAAAGTTTTGCAGATTCACTTAAAGATTCTGTAGCAGCAGTTTTTGGTTGGAATAGGACCATGCTGGAAGGAAGAACAAAAGAATCTAGAGAGTGGCGCGAACAGGTAGATCCTTGGTGGGCAGAACGCCTAGCAATGCCAACTCTTACACCACGTTGGGTCCTACAGTATTGGGGAACTGAAGTTTGCCGTAAAACATTTCATGACGATATTTGGATTGCTAGTTTAGAAAATAAACTTCGTCAGAGTAAGGATAATATTGTGGTTAGTGATGTTCGATTTCCTAATGAAATTAAAGCCATTAAGAATCTTGGCGGACAAATTGTATGGGTTAAAAGAGGAAATCTTCCTGAATGGTATGATCATGCGATACGGGCAAATGGTGGGTCGAACGTATCAATTAATGAGATGAAGATTCGTAAAATTCATGCTTCTGAGTGGGCATGGGTAGGAACGGAGTTTGATCACGAAGTTACTAATAATACAACTATTGATGAATTGTATAAAAAAATAGAACTAATAGTCGGGAGTTAGATCTCCCTGTTTCCAGCGTATTCCTTCCTTGGCTAATATTGTTCTACAATTTGCACACACAGTTTTTAGATTACTATGCCGACAGTTGTCGAGGTTTTGATCAACATGAAACACTCTAAAAGTTTCATAATGCTCTGATTTAAAACCGCATTTATCGCAGGCATTCTTCATTCGATATCCGGCTCTATACCATCTCGGAACTCCGTGATATACACCGTTGTTTAAGCATACTTCACAGAGACTTCTATAGTAGGTCTTTTTACCCTTCTTATAGTTTACTGCTCGCGGCCTTAAACCGCACTGACATAACGGTCTCATACATATATTTACACCTTTTTAACCCCTTTATATTTAACTGTATAACACACCATTTTTTGATGTTTCCGCTAAATACAGTAACAATACATTACGTAATGAATTGAAAAGAAAGTATACATTACCAGGAGAAAACTAGATGGCACTTACATCACCCGGCGTAGAAGTTACGGTAATCGACGAGAGTTTTTACACCCCGGCTGAACCGGGAACAACTCCACTAATTGTCGTGGCAACAGCCCAAGATAAAACAAATGCCGCAGGCACAGGCGTTGCTTCAGCAACTACGGCGGCGAATGCAGGTTCTGCATTTAAAGTGACAAGTCAAAAAGAA